AAGAGCCATACATCACTCTTTTTTATTCTTAATCGCTTCAGCAATTGAAGGAACAACTTTCTCAACACTACGGCCAATAACATACCCACCAAGACCAAGCTCGATGATTTCAAATAGCTTGTTGATTACATCAGGAGTGGCATTTGGAGGCATGATGCCGAACCAGTACATCCCAACAATGGAACAAAAGAAAATCATTACCAATGGTCTCCAATTTTTGGTTAGCCATGAATCCGACTTTGCTTCTGCTTGAATGATACTAGCTTTTGCCTCCATCGCAGCTTTCTCGTATTCTAGTGCCTGAAGATAAATACCAGCCTGTAGCTTGAATTGTTCCTGTTGTAGCTTCGCCTTTTCCTCTGGAGAAAGGGTAAGGTTATCTATCAGTTTTGAAATAGGATCGAATAAAGTAATTAATGCACTAAGTATCGGTGCCATATCAACGTACTCCTAACTCTTTCGCTCTCTCCATAAACAGTTCAATCGACTCCTTTGGATTGAGCATCTTTGGTTTTATTCCATCAACACAATTATCTGGAAAATGCCAGTCCTTTCCTTTATTAGGCAATAGATAAAACGATTCTATTTTCAATTGAGAAGTATCTGCAAGTTTTACGTCCTTGTCTTCCCAAAAGAAGATAGGCAAATTAAATCTATTTGCTATTCGACTCATGGTGGTTTGCTCAAAAAGCTTGTATGATGGAATCAGAAGTTTAAGTGGAGAAGACATATCTCCTAAGTAAGCTTCTGCTGCGTCGTGTAACAATCCCCATACAGCTTTTTCTTTTGGAACAAGATAAGAAACATTTACTGAATGTTGAGCAACACTATAAAAGTGTTGGCAATGCCCTGTGTACCTACATAGGTTACCAAGAGAGTGCCCAATATCTTCAATACTTATCTTACTTATATCATGCAAGTGAGTAAAATTAAATTTATTTCCAGTATACGTTTCTATCCACGGTTCCATCATTCCGTTTTTATTGTTTGCAAATTCAACCATATAAATCCAAGATTCGACAGTCCGTAACAGAAGAATACCAAGGCTAACGGATAGTTTCTCTCCCTGATGTAGGATATTCCTACCAAGGTATAGATCGAAGAAACTGTCAACAAAAGTGTGTTACCCATTTTATTCAAATGGTATGCTTAGTTGAACACCAGGTTCAGGATCCTTATTATCTTCCGGGTATCCTTCGTCAAGACCAAAGTCTTTCTTTTTTGGCTCTTCAAGTTTAACAGAGCCGCCTTTCTTGTCGAAGAACATTGATTTGCCAATCATCCAAATTTCCTTTCTAGATATGACATACTCACAGGCATGATATCGAAGTCCCCATCCTTGACGTTGTGCAACATCCAAATACCCCTCCAGTGCTGGTTACCCTGTGGCCCAAGATAGTCTTCATCGTGCAGGTAGAAAGCACCGGCAAAGATACCTGTGATCCTCTTACCATCAACCCGATATTCCGTATGTATGCCCTCTTTCTGTACGTGCCCCATAACACAGGACATGTGTGTCTTTCTACACAAAGCAGCGGGGGTAGTTACTGGCCTACCCATAATGCCTGTCGTAAAGTAATGACTGAATGCAATCCCTTCGATGATTACTACCTGAAGGAATGGATATACTTCCCATCCATGTTCCTTGTAAGGAAGATCACTCAGATCAATGATACCTTCATACTCCGGGCTGCTTTCTACTGCACGGACTATACGGTTTTCATGATTACCTAGCGTGATGATCTTTCGTGGATTGTATCTTTTTTTGTGCTGCTTGGCCAGTTCATCATTCAAATCATTGATAGGCTTCTCGAACATCGTTACTGCTTTCTTTATGGAATCAATGTCCTTTTTATATCTTCGCCCTTCAAAGGATTTCTTCCCTTTGTCGTATGAAGACAATGATTCCATATCAGCCCAATCACCAAGATTCACAATGATGTCTGGCCTCTTCAATGCTGCGTATTTACCTGCCCATGTCCAGTGAGACATAGGAACACCGGACTTGACTTGTCCGTCAGGTATTACCATTATTTTCATTGCTTTTTATCCGGAGAATTAAGTATCACTGCTTTATTTTCGTGACGCTGTTCTGTTAGGAAAGGAAGAGCACCCGCCCTTAGCAGAGTGTTTAGTCCAACTGTAATGACTACTTCCAGTTCCTCCCCACTAAGTTCTGCTGAAAATTCAACAGCACCGTGCTCAGTTTCGATTAGTCTTTTTATGTGCATTTATTTTTTATCAACTCGAAAAAATGATCCAAGCTCATAACTACAAGCGGCTCGGATCTGTTCTGCTTTATGACAAGCAGAGGTGTTTCGTCATTTTTTACATGCGTGATTGCCTGTTTATAATCGTTGTAGATGGCGATCCTGGCTTTGTTCTTGCACTCCACTGCATAGTTGAAATAACCAAGCGCCCTCTGAGATAGCTGTATGTCCCGTCCCCTCGTACCAGATGATGTACTCCTTACATCATTCTCCGTCAGATCCGGGAACGCCTCCAGTATTCTCTCCACCATCAGATTCTGCAACAGCCTCCCTTTGTTTTTCGCGCTTTTCGGTTTCATCCAATACCTCTTTTAATTCTTCTTCAGATCTGATCACACGATATAGACGATAAAACAAAGAGAAGTCGAGCCCGGCTTCTCCATAGCTGCTGCGAACAAAGGCTTCCATTTCTTTGGGATTAAGGCCACTAAGGGCTTTTCTTGCTCTTGCTGGTCCGATGGATGGAATTCCTCGCAGGTTATCCGCAGAGTCCCCAATGAGCATCGAAGACCAAAAAGCCAGCGCAGAATCGCGCTCATCCATTTCAAAAAACTCGCCTTTGATAAAATTGTAATGTTGTCCTGGGATTTGTAGAAGATCTTTGTCGATGGTGCAGATGATAAAATCGCCTTTAGCCGCGATTCCAATTCCGTCGTCAGCCTCAATTCCGGAAGTGACTTCACTTTTCCATTCTTCAACCAGAAATTTACGAAGTTCGTCAAGCCATACTGGTCGTGGTAAATGTTCACGATTAGCTTTGTACTGCGGATAGAGCTTTTTTCTAAAATTTCCAGTGCCTGATATAAAGAGCCGATATTCAGTAGATTGAGTGTCACTAACGATGCGGTATAAGAGGGAATCTGCTCTTGCAATTGCGATGTCAAGGGGATCTCGCTCATGTTTTTCTTTCGTTGGTTCGCAGGAAGCTGCGCATCTGTAAGCTACAATGTCGCCATCAATAAGGCACAACATCTGTAATTCCTTGTCAGGAAAAGCCTCCCCTTGCGGGGAGGCCATGTCATCTATTATTTGTCAACTCGAACGATTTCGTAGCCGAAAAGGAAAGCAGAAAGCGGGTCTGGCTGACGGTTCACACGAATCGGATCTTTCTTACGTAGAAGTTTACGCAAGAATTGACGTGCCTTCTCGTAGTTAGAAAACCCCTTTGCTACAGTTACTCCATTACGAACTACTTTATAGTACATACAAACCTCCTTTTTTTGAAATAAAATTTGCCGAGTACTTTAGGCAAGTAAAGATGAAAATTCTCAATAGAGATTAAGTTAGGACAACCATACAAATAAACATCCTCAACAATATAACGTGGGCCTCCTTCAAGTGAAGTAAGAAGTTTATTTTTTTCACAGTATAAACTACCGCCAATGGTACGAGGACAACCTTCTAACGAAGATAGCTTGTTTTGTCTACAATAAAAATTGTAGCCAACTACCCGTGGTGCACCCTTAAGAGAGATTAACTTATTATTGCTACAGCTATAAGTAGCTCCTACCTTAACAGGTCCTCCATCCAGCGTTTCGAGCTTATTGTAGTCGCAAATAAAGTAGGTACCTACTTCCTGTGGTCCGCCTTTCAATGTTTGAAGGTTGTTGCGAGAACAGTCAAAACTACCAACTTTTGGTGGCGCACCTTCAAGTGTTTTTAGCCTGTTGTCACTGCAATCGTACCTGTATTCTACTTTTCGAGGTCCGCCTTCAAGAGAAATTAAGTCGTTGAAGCTGCAATCAAAACTACCAACTTTTTGTGGTGACCCTTCTAATGTTTTTAACTCATTACCTGAACAGTTAAATTCACCACCAACATATTTTGGGCAACCAAGAAGAGAAGTTAATCCCAAATTTTTAAGTGAAAGGTTGCCACGAACAATAAGATTTCTTCCATCTAGCGTGAACTTACCATTCCTGATAGAGGCAAGTAGCTCTTTTACGGATTTGGCATTTCTCTTGAAGGATTCACACTTCATTTGAGTTTGCCTAAGATGACTTTATTATTTAATCTCCGCTTCATCAGCAACTTCCCAAGTATCCTTGGGAGTTACCTCATTATTGTCGTCTTCCGACATCACATAGTTCTCGAATACCTTGGCAAGAGCCAGAACTTCTTCTACTTTAGGTCGCTTGCCTTGGTCTTTATAATACTCGATTGCAGATGCAATAGAGCTTTGACGGATAATATAAACCTGCCTACGGGCACGTTCATCAGCCGTCTCATAGTTTGGACGTGTCGATACAGGAATAGGCTTTCCTTGAACCATCTGGTTAGTTTCCTCCTTGACTGCTTCTACCCAGTCCCAAAACCCTTTGTCGTTTTTCTGTGCTTTTACCTTGTATACTTCACCCTGTTTTGCATTTGAAAGGGCATTCCATGTAGCCTGCTCAGTAGTAAATGACATCAAGGATTTTTTACCCTCTTCCCGGTTTTTGTCCAGGTTGTGGTAACTTACATCCATTTGGGTGTATTTGTTTCTACCTTTGACTACATTCTTCGTAGATACCTGTTTGATCTCGATTAACATCTCTATCCTCTTTGTCTATATTATATCCAATTCAGTCCTGCCTGTCAATACCCTGTTTTTGGTATTTATCCATGTCCTTGAGGTTAGGACCAATTTTAACCTCGCATGGAAACTTGCATGGCAAGTCTATATTCCAGATAGCCTTCACATTCTTCGGAAGGTAAATGTCAAATACATCGTACATGAGGTTGGCTACATCTTTTGCTTCCTCCTCAGGGCAATCAGCAACGATCGAATCGTGGACAGTAGATACCAGAAGGGACCGCATCTTTTTTTCATTCATGTTCTTTCTTAGGCTTATTCTTGTTATTGCCAGAAGATCATTTCCAGTACCCTGCACTGGATAATTAGTCAAGACTGTCCACGGAATCATTCCGTTCTCTTTTAGTCCAACTAGCCATTCACGGCCAAGTGGTGAGCAAATAGGCTTGTTTCTTATAACCAGATCTGCAAGGTTTCTATGGTACTTGTCAATTCCTTTGTACTTGTCATAGAACTTCCTGTTTATTTCATCCCAAAAGTCAGGATCATCAGAAACGCCCATAAAATCAGGATCATTAGCGAAACTCCAGCCAGAGCCGCGGTAAATAGTACGAAATAGGTACTTTTTGGAGATAAGTCTCGTTGGTAGATTAAATGCCTTTTGATTCGCCGAATGAACATCTATTTCCTCATTAAGCTCACGAAGACCTACTGGATCATTAGCCAGCCAGTTAAGAACTCGCCATTCCAATTGAGATGCATCACATTGCACATACATCTTATTGCTTTTTCAAAAGAGCAGGGATCTGTCTTGACATCTGCTTGAACGTAATCTTCTTTCTTAGCTCCTCGAATAGATCAGGATAAACTGATTCCATCTCCGAGATAAGATGAGAAAGCTCATCGTTATCCATGTGATCTTTCAGTCTCAGAATGGTGTAGTATATCGAATCGGTTTGTTTTACCATCTTGTCGTAATAAGCTGTTGTGCTTCATCTGAAAGATTTTGTATGTTCGGGGATTTGCTTGAAAGCCTACCTGTCCTTGCCACTACCTGAGTAAAAGTCGTATGCAAAAGGTTATCTTTCCAGTTCATTTCCTCATACAGCTTTCGAAATCCCTCATAGTAGGTTGTCTTTAGCTTGGTCAATTCCTTTATCTTAAGGATACTGTCAATGAGTTCTCGATCCCCTCCTTTGAGTTTCAAAAGATAAGTTTCATCTACTGACCAGAAACCTGGCTTTTTGAGTTCTGATCCTTTGACTGGAGTGAATTTCCTTGGAAGTGTATAAGTTACTTCCTCATTCCTAAGCTTAAGTTGTCCTTTTTTCTGTCCTGACTTATACACCCCATCAGGAACTTTAACGGTGAAAGTAAGATCGCCACCATAAAGTAAAGCAGAAAGGTGCTCGTTAGAATTCCAATTGAAGTTGGGAATGTTGTGATGAATAGAAAGCTTGTCCTGTATCTCCTTAATCTTGTCATCAACTTCTTTTTCTTTTTCTTTTGCTTTTTCTATGTCAAAGTGAATTCCATTCCATTCCATTTCAGCAAGTACTTTCAGATCTGCCATTGAGATCATCATCAGCTTTGCCTGATGTGGTCGCATTACACTCATTTGTTTCTTGTAAAGCTCATAAGTAAGTCTCACATCATGTAAAGCATACTCTGCCAGAACTTCCTTGGGAATCTTGTCAGTATTTATCCCATTGTTCCAATACTCTTTTTCGATGACATCGATCTTTGAGCCAAGTCCATACTTTTCGCACACACCATCTAGTGACGGATATGGGTTCTGCATCCTATTGTGGATAAACTCGAACAGTTGACAGCACCAGATGGGTTTGTTCTTGATGTCTATATCCAGTTTCCTAAGCCAATGAAGATCGTACTTTGCGTTAAAAAATACAAGAAGATCTGCCTTGTTTATTTTTTCTTCCAATGACTTCTTGTCATGAAACAATACACCCTCATCATCATCGAATTTATATGCAACACATACATTGATGTTTCTGGTATCGAATGGATTCCCTTTGTTGTAGATGGTGTTTTCAGTATCTATTGTAAGAATTTTCTTAGTCATCTACAGTCTCAAGTTCCGGCTTAGGTCTCTGATACTGAGGTTGAATCTTAAGTATAAATATGTTGTATCTCAATATCTCCAACTGGTCTTTTCTCAATTGTGGTTCAAGTTTATCTACAAGTTTCTCGAAGTTATGGACTGCATTTGTATAATGATTCATTAGTTATTTTTTATTTGCCTACATATATCTTTTTCCCAATAAATCCGCCTCCGCTAGTAGGACTGCTGCTTCTGACGTGTGAGGCTGTATACATTACAGGATACGAAGTATCCCCTATTTCAGATGACTCATTCGTCATCTTACTCTCAGCAATGGCTCTGTCAACTATCTTAGAGAGGGTATTGTCCAATGAGTTTAATACTTTCAGTCTTACTATGGCGTTACAAGACGGAGGACCGGTAAAGCCAATGCTGGCGTTACGCTCTAGATAGCGCCACCGTTGTGCGTCCTTATTCAGCGTGCTAACCTCTGCGCGGAGACGCTCTATTTCATCTGCCATCGCCCTTAGCAGTCCAGCAGCGGGCGAAGTCGGGTCATCGCAGCTAGCATTCCAGCCGTAGATGACCGACGTGCTCCCGTAGTCGTACGTATCGCCACTTTCCAGAGCGTCAGCAAGACGGTTGACCTCTTTCCTAAAGTCCATCAGTACCTCCTGTGTGTTCCTTTCTATAAGTCCATCTTGGCTCGGAGTCGCTCGATCTCGTCGTGCGCGATCCTGAGTTCTTTCCTAAGCTCATCCAATTCATCCAAAGTGAGCTTTTCGCAAGCCAACGATTCATCACGCGCATCCTTCCAACGCTTTAATTCAGCCTTCAGGCGACTGATTTCTTCCTTATATTCCTCGTTTGCATTCAGTGCGTCGCACACCCTCTCAGCAACCGTTCTGCTGGAGCACTCACACATAGCTTCGTAAATGGGCAGTCCGTTTAACACAGTAATTAATCTCATCGTGTCAACAACCGTTGCCTCAAAGCAGCAGTTCTTTGACTGTGAGCCATCACGGATTTCGTAGCGTTTCATTTTTTTTCAGCTTTCCTCAATGCCTTCACTTCATCCTGAAGATAACGTATCTCCGCAGCGGCCTCTTCGCATAGTTTTCCTGCACCTGTCCTAATCTCTAGAATTGACCATCGTCCAGTCCTATAGGCAAATGCAGCGTCCTTTGGAACTGATTCAAGCTTTTCAAGTAACTCTGCTTGATTCATATCATTCCTCTTGTTGATTTATATCTTCGTACCTTGCTATCTCTGGTACTATTCTTACCTGAAAAGTTCCGTGCCTCAGTGTAGGATCACTGTCACCATCACCGAATCCTTTATTTTTAAGTACTGAAATGAAACGGATATAATCCCATCCGGGTTGATTGTCTTTACCGATTCCTATGATGAAATCTGCCTCCGCTGCCTTGGATGTCTTGGAGTTGGCTACATGGGCCATCGTCAAGTATCGCACACCCTCTGCCGTTCCATCAGCCTGACATACACCAATGACTGGACAGTGCTTTTTTGCAAGTTCCCTTGCCCAACGGTAGATATCACCAAGCTCCAGATCCTTACGGTCTGCGGAGAATCCCTCCACTTTGTCAAGCTGGTCTATGACTATCAAGCTTGGTCTCTGCTGCTCGGCAATACTTTCCACTTTCTGCTTGGTGAGGATAGCCTCATCGATAAGTTTCAGCTTACCTTTAGTTTTCTCCATGAAAGCAGCCTTGGCCCTTTCAGGGTACTTTTTTAGCTGGTCGATCCTCGCACCAAGTACCGCCTGATATTGCCTTAGCTTTACGTTGTGCCCATGCTCCTCATTGTTGAACCACAGGACCGGCCCCTGCTCTTCCCCAAGTTGACCGACCATGTGACCTACCTCTGACGCAAGGAAGGTCGTCTTTCCCGTTTCTGGTCTAGCGAACAGGAAAAGAAAATTTCCCTTTCGCAGACTACCGATGGATTTGTTAAGGCAGTCTAATCTCCACCGTAGACCTGGTTGCAGTACATCGTGCTTGATTATCTCCGTGATATCGTCAGTCACGAAGTCGTCGAACACCGTTGGGGGAACTTTTAGCTCTTCAGCTAGTTCTACTATCTTGTTCAGATCCCCCTGCCCTTCGGAGTAGTTTGCTGCCAGCACTGCCAGCCTTCTGCTTGTAGCAAGACGTTTATGCTTCTCCAGCAGGGACTGGACAGTTTCCTGTCCTGAATCTGACACCATTTGGTCAAGGATAGCCTTGATTAGTGGCTCATTTCGTTTAGGAAACTGCTTGGCAAGGGCAGTGTTCGCTACGTCTTCGAGGTGCAGGTCTCCTTCTTTTTGTTTGTGTAATTCGTCTATTGCGTGTAGAACAGGGTGTGCTTCCTTTGGGAACTCTTCGAAGGAAAGAAAGCTCCTGTACTTGTTATAGTTATCCTTCTTTAGGAGTGCTTTCAGCAAGGAACTCTGCACCATATAGTTCTTTTATCTCTTCTTTGGTGAGAGACCGGCATTTGCCGGGTTTCATCGCATCACGCCACGCCTTGGCACGGCGGCGAGGATATCTCACTCGTGGATCATATTCGTCGATAATAACTTCGTGGAATCCGTATGGTAGTTTCATTTTGGTTATATCTCCATTAGACAAGAGATTTTTCTAAAAGTTCAATTTTTTCTTGACTTATGACATAAGAATTCATAAAGTTCCTGCCAAAACCTCCCCCTACCCCACGACAGGGTATAAGGAGAGGTAGGTTCCTGCCCCGAGTTAACGGGATCGGCATGCTAGGGCATGGCACTCCCTAGTCCCCCGACTTGCCGATTCAACCAGTCGGACGGCTCACCATGCGGAGTTGCACCGGTGCCTTTCGGCTAGTGTCCGTCTACCGCTGTCCTGGGTACCCCCGCGGTCCGGGTATTAGCTAACGCGCCCTGACGCAAAACTTTTTCCAGTTTTGAAGTGCGTATTATACCACAAAACGGGAATTTTGTCAATACCTTATTTTTGGTATAGGATCTTTTTGATGGTAAAGATGTCGTAGCATTTGGGATCCCTTTCCGAGGGTATGACTCGGGAACTTTTCCCTATGTTCGACAGTCTAAAGACCATACGCACCGCTTCGGTTAGCTTGTCTGGATCAAGCCAAACAAGGACCGACTTGCCCTTAGACTGAAAAATCCAGTTAAAGTTCCGTTGGGGGATCACGGAACCGAACAAGGGCATGGCATACGTAATAATACTTACCTTCAAGGCGGAAACAAGGTCTTCGACAAGTACCAATTCATCCCATTCGTTAAAATGCCCGCAAACGCCATTTTTAGCCACTAGGAGCGGTTTTTTTCCAAGGGATAATACCTTGGGCTTATCCGACAGAGATCGTGCCTCTACGAACGTTTCTTGGGTTTCTGGATCGGTGTAGGTAAATACCGATCTATTGAGCTTGGGGCTATACGTAAAATTACGTACGATAATGTCCCTAGGTAGAAACCCTAAGTAGTAGTTCATGTAATCACTAGGGAGGGCCTTTGTAGGACCAATGTCGTAATTTCTCCGTTCGGTTCTTTCACTAATATGAAACCAGCTATCGGGAGGCTGGTATTTGCCACAAGCAAAACAGTAGGAGCTTCCGTCTGAGTAGACGGCTTTGTTGTCTCCTGATCGGTCATTTCCGATTTCGGCGCACCGTTCGCATCTTTCATGTCTTACAAAATGGGCCATTAATCTTCTTCTACAGGATCGACGTTTGCTTTGGCGGAAAGGATCACTGAACAGAACACGTTCAGTAGTTCAGCCGCTTTTTCTGATTTTTTACGTTTGATTATTCTCTTGGGAATATATGACGTATCTACTCCCATTGCAGTTGCTGCCTTATTCAGCAGCATAAGAACTTCGTTTAAATTCACTCCTTTTGTATTTTCCTTCTGTTCTTTAATTTTCTGGAGATGTTGATAATGTTTTTCGCTGATGTATACCATTCTTGGTTGCATAGCTTACTCCGCAAAGTGAGGATGGTTTTTGAACATTTCTACATATTTAAGAAGGGTAGTCCCTTCCAGACCCGGCGCAGTATTTACTTCCAGCACCTTTAACTTTTTTGCATCCAGATCATAGATTATATCTACTGCACCAAAATCAAGCTCTAGTGCTTTAATTGTTTTAAGTGCCAGATCCTCAATATTGTTAGGGATCTTTAGATCTTGTCTGGCAAAGATCCATCCATTCTTTCTGTTTCTAATGAATTCATTTTGTTTTTCATCCCGCTTTCGCTTCTTCTGGGTTATATCGAACACGTCGAATTTAGTGCAATGGATCCTAAACTCTTTTCTCTTTTGGATATATTTTGTATAGAAGTCTGCTTCGGGTACTTCATCTCCTTGATGTAAGATTTTGATTCCTTTGCCTTTTGACAATCCGTCTTTTCTTGCAAATACGATGTTGTCTTCGTCAAGCCATCTTTTTGCTACTTCTTTGTCGTCTGTGCTTTCTACGGCAGGAATACCATTCTGTTCTAGAATGGAATATAACTTTTTCTTAAACACTGCGCGTTCAACTGCATAATCCTTATTTAGCACCAGACCTGGGTTTTCAATCCATAATTTGCTACATCCCCAATTGATTCCTTTTTCGGTAACCATTTCTTTTCTGGATACTAGCCAGAAATTCAGCTCTTCTGCCAGTTTCCATACAGACTTGGAATGCCAACTATATGGTACGATAATCATGTGAATACCCTTTCGTTACTTGCAACTGGAGTGCTACGATTATAACAATCTCCGCAAAGGAGATGCCATTTCCCTTTTACATCTTCCCAAACCATCGTGTTGTAATGCTCATCAAGGAGAATTGACCTATTGCAGCCAGAGCATTCTTCTTTCTTGACTAGCTCAAGCCACTGTTTTCTTGGAATTAATTCATCCAGAGTGACTACTTCATCTTCATCGTCGTCTGGTTTTTCATCATCCCATTTGATGGTCCGGTATTTTACTTGATACATGAAGCTGTTGTTATGTTTTACTACGCTGCAACATTCTCCTGTTCCAATCTTACCTAGTAATGAATCAATCTTCTTGTCTGTCTTAAAGAAAATACGCCTGTTATCTTCATCGCTGCACATATAGACATATTGTCCTTTCTGTGAACTTTCAAACAAGCTTTCAACGATGAAGTTTATTTCTCCACCTTCCTTGTAATGAGGGGAAAGGTCATTCCAAAAACCTTTTCCAAAAACTGGAAAAAAATTTGTATGGCTTTCCCTTCTTGTTACAGAGACATAAAGATCATCACCTTTTTCTATTCCAGCAGCAGGATTATTAATATCCAAATGATATAAAGTATAACCATCGAAGTCAGATTTATCATCGAATCTGATATTATTTCTGGTAAACAGATACTCTAAAGCAGACCTTTCTGACATTACATAAATAAAGTTTTGTGTGTTTGCATACGATAATGGCCTTTGATAATTCCTGTAGAAAGTAACTTTCTTGTCATTCAAGTCATACGTAACGATTGCCATAGAACCTGCGGTAGATTTTACGGCATCCTTCACTCCCATTTCCTTTATTTTCTTACAGAAAACAGTAGAGTCTGATTCTCCTTTTTCTGTTTTGACTGCTGTAAGTGTTCCGTTATGCAATAGAATCAGGTTGCCATTTACAAGAGGCTGTGCATTCTTTTTATCTACATCTCCGACGGTGGCATAACGGCAGTGACCAAACACTGCTACTGCATCTTTAAATTCTTCTTCGAATTTTTTCCAGCCCTTTTCATAATACAGGTTCATTACAGGGCCAATAGTTTTGATGATTCGAGCATCACCATTCTTTTTGATTAGGCATAGCCCGGTGCTGTCAGTGCCCCGTAATGCAGAAAGAAGCCCCATTTGATATAGGGCATCTTTGTTGATCTCCGTTCCGTTCTTTGAAATGATTCCGTAAATTCCGCACATTTTTGTCTCAGCGGGAGAGTTTATATGCTATGAACCTAGCATAAAACAGATTGTCTGGGCAGAGAGTTTTTTTCAAGAAGCTGGCTGTTTTACCGAAGACTTTGTCTAAAAGCTTTTCATATTCTGATTGATCTTCAATCGAGTTCAAAATGTTTATAAGCTTTTTAACTTCATTGATATGAATGAACCTATGCAGCTTTGTTACAAGTTGTAAAAACCTCCGTATTTTCCTTACATCATGGGTTGTTTCCAAATGACGGAATTCTACTGTCCTGTAGTTATTTAGTGATTCCATCATGTCAAAAGCAAAGTATTTCTTCGGGGAGATTCCTACATCAAGTCCAATTACAGGAACACAATAAGGATTTGCTTTTCTTAAAGGATCTACGAATCCAAAGAATTCTTCTTCAAAAAGAATATAATATGCAAACAGAAGATAAAGTTTTTCTTTTGTTAGCCTTGAAACATTATTGTGAACGTGAATCCCGGTTCTGTGAGAAACTCTGCATTGGGCAAGGAATGGCTCGATTTCTGCCAATGCATAATCAATTCCGCTGCTGACAAGGGGAATCGAGCAGAACTCTATTCCATCCCTTAAAGAACCATCCTTTATCGTCTTCCAGTAGAAGAGTGGTTCATTTTTCAGCATTGGGTCAATGAATTTGTATCCCTCTATTTCAATTTCAATACCTATTGGGTTAGACACCCACCCCATATAGGTTTTCAATCCGGGAAATTTTTTCCTTCCATATTCGATCTGAGGATACAATTTTGTTTCTACATCCTCAGCGTGGCTATAAATTTCATAAACTATGGGCATTTTAGTCCCCACTTGTTGAGAATGAATTTAGGAACTAAATGAAATAGTCTAGGGGAAACTTCATCATTTTTATAGAAAAGTTTTCCGTCAATATAACAGAAATTACCACATATGTTTTCATGCTCCATTCCGCTAGTGATGAATGAAGCATAACTGAATAATGCGGGATTACCTTCTACCGAATCATATAGAAATTTCTTTTCTCTTTTATCGTAATAAAAGAGATTATAGTTTAATGAACTGATTCCTACTTTGAATACATTTTCGTTTTTCCTTTGTAGGAAATATATGTAGTTACTGTGTGGAAATAAACACGATGGAAAATAGAAATAAGTTGGTTTTGCCTTTGTTGATAAAAACTTTCCGCCATCCTTTTTCCACAAATTTACTATTAAATCATCTAAAGATGAGATGAATCCGAATAGAAATTCTTTATCGGTATAAACACAAGAAAAAGAGTCTCCCCATTTTCTTACGAGATCATTAATTGAATCTCCATTCACTGGGAGATTAAACTGAGGTTTATAGGGATGAGTATACATATTTATTTACCATCTCAGAGATTTCTTCGTCATTTCCTCGCAGGAGAATCTGCTGAACTTCATCAGGAACTTCTAACTTGTAGAAGTTTTCCCAAGCCGTCATGACGCAGTTGTATACCATCTCCATTGTCTGCAAACTCTGCGTCCAGAAATTACTTGGCGTCCTGTATTCTAGACCATACGGCTTGAATCGGAACGCACCCGGTCTACCGTAAAGCTCCTGCCTGCGCCGATCCTTATCCATTAGCATCAAAGGTGCATCTAGGAAAAGGTCCAGTAGTTTCACGAACCGTATCTTGTCCTCTTTGTTTCCCTTGAATCCAATGTGGATATGTCCTCCAGCAGACCTAAGGAACTTGTTTTGTGATGCTGGATTAGGATTTGGTTTACGTGTCCATGCGTTGTAATCAGGATCGCACCCAAATACCCAAGCGAACGGATTATTCATCTCCTCTTTTGGCATGATATAAGAAGGAACGATGAGTGGCTTAAGCCCCTGTTTTTGAAGTTCCTCTTTAATCTTGCTTTGGATTAGCAGATTGAAATCGAGCCACTCACTTTTGCATGTAGCTGGTGGGATGTTGTATTCAAGCAGGACGTTGTCTTCCTGAACGCAAAAAGGGAATTCTTTTCCTCGGATTTTCTCAGTAAACAAAACACGAGGTTCTTGCTTGGTGCCTCCGATCTTTCCAATTGCTGAGACTACTTTTCCATCTTCGGTTTGAAGGAACCATTCCGGATCACAGCCAAGGGAGGGATACTTCACCATTGAATTTCTCCTCTACAAGTTGACGAAGCATTTGGTTGAATTTGCAATTCTTTGGCATCCATTCTGGATGTGCCTGAATTGCAAGCGCGTTTAGTCTAGGTAGATACAGAATTTCGACATCTTTATCCACTACCTTTACAGGATTTTTGTCTTCACTCCATCGGTAAGGATACAAAGGTTCTGTAGTAGTAGCGATGATTTCTGCATCCTCGTCAGGGATCATCATCTGATGATGTGTGGAGTTAGAATAAACTTTTTCTACTCCATCTTTTAGCTTTAATTCTAGTTCATGCGGAACAGTGCCGGCATGCTTTTCTACATGCTGCCAAAGTTTTCCGCCGTGAATTACACAAAGAAGTTGAGCGCCACGACAGATGCCGATAATAGGACGTTGACTTTTTACAGCTTCATTGATTAGCTTGATCTCTTTTAAGTCACGTTGAGAAGGTTTAGCCGGTGCATTGGTATGCACAGGTTTTTGTCCGTATAGGGATGGGGAAATGTCTTCACCTCCCCATAAAAACAGTGCAGACATTTTATTGTCCTTTTCTTGGAGAATAACCGGCAAAAATTACACCCAAATTTGCTGCATCATTTATAAGCATATCCGTTTTATTCCTAAGATCTTCGATCGCTTTATCAAGCTTGAATGAGTGTAAACTGTATCCTTTTGCACTTCTTGCGAAGTTAAAGAGTGATAATCCGTGTACAGCAGCACGATAAAACAATCCTTTGTTTGTCAGGACAAGAAATTTACCTAAAGGATCTTTAGGTTTTTCTCCTGTAAGTCTCAGTGGATTTTTGACATTATTTTCGTTTTTTATTCCTACACTGGATTCATTTTCCACTGGCTGTCTGGCTAACAGCACAGCCAAGTGCATAATGTTCCATTTGTAGTTATGTTCAGGAAATTCCCATACATAACCATTGAATTTTTTCTTTTTCACGTCTTCAAATTCAGGTTCTTCGTCGGCTTGTTCTATTTTTATAACTTTTATTTCAAATGCTTTTTCTATTGTTTCGAGCCAATCGACAATGACATTATGCCTTTCCGAGATAAATTTGTTCTTGAAACCTACATACTTTAATTTCTTTTCTTTCACCAAATTCCCAAAGACACCTCCAGCACAGATACGCTCAACGAAGTGCATAGGTTTATCTTTTGTGGATGTATACAGGTAGCACATATTACATATTCTTCATGAAGTTTTTCACGACATGGTACTCATTTTTGGTCACGGGAAGGCCACCAATAAGTTTTGGACCTTCCTTGGTCCATTTGAAACGTGACCAATGATCCCATCCGGTTTTCGTGAATACATCCACGATTCCCCTGCTGACAACAAAAAACTCAACTCCTTCCACATTGATTCCTGGCATTTTTTGCTCCTATGAATGGATGACACACTTAACTTTGGAAGCCTTAATAGCTTCCATGCAAACAGGACAGGGTTTCGCGTTGCGTAATTCTCCTTTCTTGGAAAACCGGAGCACGATAAGAGTGTCCGCATCTGCTCCGCGAATCAATGCGTCCACTTCTGCATGGAGAAATTGCCTTTTGTCTTGGCCTGCTAACTTTGCAAAATAAGCTTGCTTGGGATGCGTTTTTACATACGAGTTCATCCCAACCGAGATTATCTTGTTCTTTTTTAACGCGATGGCCACGTGCCTTTGTTGACCGACCATTTTTTGCGTTATTTTCCTGCCCATCCTAAGAATGTCATCAAAAATATCACGATCAACCAAAAGGCTAAAGTTAGCCATAGCGCTAATCCCACTTTTTATTTTACACCAACTAATCCTTTAACTCGTCCTGCATTACCGAAGCCTCTACCTGAGCCATCGTAGTAGCATCCACCATGACAGTTGGCGAAGCCAGTACCATCGCCGTGTCCGTTTCCGTATCCATCACCATCTCCGTATCCGCTGCCATTTCTGACACCATAGCCATAGCCGTAGCCGTCCCCGCAACTGTAACCACATCCAAAACCCATGCCGTCGTAGTAGCCATAGCCGTACCCGTCACCACGGCCTCCAACATCTTCATCATTATCACCAACTGGTAGCATTAAAGCCCCCATTTGTCGTGAACTGGAACGGAAAACACTTCGCTGTGAGCGGGAATGTCTACATCATCTATTTTTCGAATTTCTGCGTCTTTTGGATTTCGAATCACTCCGTCGAACCCTACAGAAGACCAACGGAACACCCACACAGCGTTTGACAAGTAGATACGTCCATCCTTTCGTGTTACATCCCCTGCAAAAATCCAACCACGGTCTACAACCACAACAGCACGGTTGCCGGATGGCTTTGAATCAGCACGCACATATTCAACACCATTGATTGTGATTTTGTTTTCCTGAGTCATGATTTACTCCTTTCTAAAAAGTCATTAAGAACAAAATTACAAACCAAACGGCTAAAGTTAGCAACAGTACAAGCCCCGTTTTCATGATTGTCTCCTTGGTGAATGGTGGGCCGTACAGGATTCGAACCTGTAACCCGCCGATTATGAGTCGGCTGCTCTAACCGATTAAGCTAACGGCCCTCTTGTTCCTAAATGCGTCCTACCAGAACATCCCACAAAACTGTACTTTCCCCTCCGTAAGTAGTAATAGGGAGACGATGTAATATCCAGAGTAGGTCATCAGGAAGGTATTCTATTTTTCTACCTTCCATCAAATCTTTTGTGGCATGTGAAAAGAATTCCAGCCTTCTCGCTGAGTTATCTATTCCTCTACCTATTGCTTCAGCTACCCTGATAGATTCCATGAATTCAGGGAGATCCTGTAATCCTTGTTGACAAACGAGCCAGAGAAATTCTCTGAAGTATTTTGTAACACTCATTTTTTGCTACTCCCTTCTTCAAATTTCTTTTTTGAAAATCACAGTGCCTCCTGAAAGTACGAGAACTATTTTTCTATTCTCATCTGTGATGTATCCATTTACTGTTTTCTTTTTCAGTACAGATTCTGCCCGTTTCAGGTGGGGAGTGCCTCCGAGAAATAAGTTCCTTTCTAGGAACTTATTGCCGTTCTGGATCATTTCGATTGGGAAGTATCTCATTTTGCTTTTTCCTTTCTGGTTTTAGGAATCAAATTCGTCTTCGTCAGACGTTTGGAGTATTTCGAGAATTGCGTCGCTCGAAATTTCTCCTAAAGCTGCCAGAGACGCACTGGCATAGGCCCTAGCTACTGCTCTATGGTGAGGGTCCGAACTAGACTTCGCCATCGAGGATGCTAATTGTCGGAGCTTATTAAGGGCCTGTGCTGCTACGTCACGTTGTTCACGAATCGCTTTGATCATTTGGATTACGAAATAAGAGCACGTCCCATGATGAATGTTTTTCCGGTGATATGTGCATCACCGGATACTTGTACCTCATCAAGTAAAAAACATTTTCCAGATATTTTTGCGTTTCCGAATACCCTTACATTATTTTTCAAATACACATTTCCAAAAATTTTTGCGTTTTCAAAAACGTGAGCAAATTCCTTGATGTTCGCTTTATCACTAACCTGAGCATCGTCTGATACGGTTGCTCTATCATATACACATGCATCATCAGCGATCCAGCAGTTTCCTAGTTGTGATAGGTTCAATTCATTCTCAACCCATCCACCTAATTGCCCTGCCTTGACGTTACCGAAATCACGCAACGCTTTAATGCGGTACAAGGTTTTTCCTTCGACAATCCGTGTTTCGTCAGTGAGCACGTATTTCTTTTCCATTGGAAATCTCCTTTCTTTGGAGAAAAAAAAAGTCCACCGATTGGTGGACTACAGAAAAGAGAGGTTAATTATATTAGCCACCACTCGATGGTTGCCCCCTCTGGGAGGGCAGTAGCACCTTTGGGAATCTTTGGTCCTACATACAGGCCTACGATAGCTTTATCGTCACGGTAGAGCTTAACACTCACCCGGTTTGCCTCGATTTGGTAACCTAGGATGACAGAGAAGATTCTGGCAGTGTCGGCGTGCCTTACCGCCGATATAATCGGCGTCCACACAGTATTCAACATTAGGCGCACCGTGTCTGCGCTGATAGGTATGGGAGCACGCCCGCACCCTTCTCGTGTTTCCTCAAGCTGGGTTTCTCTGTCCAACATAGACAGAGAGAATTCGTTACAAATATAGATAGCCATTTTGGCTCCTTTCAAGGGACTGATGACAAGGCTACCTCTTCGATAGCCTTGCTCTCAATTCCTTTCAGTGCTTTCGCCGTACAGGGAATCGAAGGGCACGCCGAGGATTCGAGTGAAATCCTATTCAGGCTGCGTGCAGGATTCTCCGGCCTGTTTGGGTCAAGCACCGGGAATAGAGTCGAGGGGTTCATTTTCTATAGCGATTCTGGCCAACCGTGCGGTGACCCTCTATCGGATTTCCCGATTCCGCACTACCAGATTGTCCTACCGCGCACGGACCATCCCTTTTGGGGACTTTATGCTAGTCGCTTCGCCAACAGTGCCACGGATGCCAACCCGCAGCACTGCTGACTCGAAGGCAGGTTTCGCACTACATCGCTGGCTCTCCGACCAGCTTTCCATAGTCGCGTCTATGTCGTTCGGCACTGAATCTCGGTTTGTCTGTGGGGCATTGCTTTTATTAACTGCACCCTACCTTACGCCGTTCCAGTCCAATTGCACTAAAAATAATTTTTATACAGCGCAACTGCTTTTGCCTTTTCCCGCACCCATATGGGCAGGATCATGCGCGCCTTGCCTTCTAGTTTTTTTCTAAAAGCTTTTTCTAAAACTTTTAGAATTTTTGCATTGTGAAAGAACGATGACTGTTTTCTCAGTCTATGTTGTTATTATACAACACTTCCAAGGCTATGTCAAATTGACGCGCCGCAGCGGTTTTGCAGCTTTGGGCTTGTCGCCGCTTTTTGTTGACCGACCTTTTTCGGCGCAGTCACAGTGCGAGGAACTGGGCATAAAAAAAAACCGCACCTATGCTGGCGCGGCTGTAGGATCAAAGGACAAAAAAAAAGCCCGCGGTTAAGCGGGCTTTCTGAGTTCCACGTTATGCCGTGGCGGTTTGGGCTTCGGCCTTGGCCTTGCGAACCTTGGCTTTGGCGGGTGCGGGCTTGGTGACCGTGACGGGACCCGGCTGCCGCGACTCTGCGCCGATCGTGCGGGGCTGCGCGAGTGCTACATCGATCCTTTCGGCTTGCTTGTCGGCCTTAGCAGCCCGCAATGCGGCCAAGTCGGCGGTAGCTTGGGCATCGCCCTTTTCTGCGAAGCGGGCGATAGTCTTGATGATCAGGGTACGCTTTTCAGCGTAAGCAATCTTGCGCCGGGGGCCACGTTCAGCGCCCTCATTATAATGTTGGGCACGATACTTGGCCATAAGCGACATGGCCACGGATGCCACGGTCAGGGCTTGTGCGCGTCCCGCACGCGCCGAGTTAGCAGCATCCGAGTTATCCCCCCTTTCGGGAGCTTCCCGCCAAGCGGGATGCATGGATGCCACGAAGCGGTGCACTGCCTTATATTCAGGCGTGCCGCGCGTGAAAGCGTTATCGCCAAAGGTGTCTTCAACCTTCGGCCACAAATCCCGCCATTTGGCGGTAGATCCTTCGGTAGTCTTAACCGCCGATTGCACTTCGGCGGCCAGCTTGTCAGGAACGTTCACCGCGCCTTTGCCTTCGATTTCGACTTGCATGGTGCATTCTCCCAAGTAAGTTATGCCAGAACGTCGAAAAGGTAATCCGGTTCCAGACCGAATTCCTCGCAGAAAACCGCTTCGACGTCATCACCATCGAGCAATGCCCGATGCACTGCCTTCATTCCTTCGTTGTACTGCGCGAAAGCTTCCATATATGAAAGCTTGTCGCGTTTCATAAGAATGCGGATGATTTCCTCACGTCCAGACTTCATAGTCAATCTCCCAAGTGATGATTGTGAGCCAACCTCACAATCTAAGAAGCATTGTAGCACGGCTTAGGCAATAACGCAAGCTCGCGCTATACCGCGTTTAAGGTACTGCGCGCAGCACGTTCTAAAAGTTTTAGAAATTTCACAAGGTGAAAAGTTTGCCGATATCGCACGGTGTCGGCGCTGCTAAGTCTATGTATGGAAAAGATGTACTAGAAATCCCTTTTAAATCAATAAGATAGATCAAGCATCCATCTTTAACCTAAAAGATGGATGCAGAATACATCTTTACACAGTAAAGATGTATCAAGCATGCGCTTTTATATGATCAAGCGCATGCATCTACGCGAGCACTGCTCGCATGCTTTCAGTAGTGCCCGCGATGCAATCGGCAACGCCGAGAGCGGGCACGATCAATGCGGCAGCGATGATTAGACCCCCCGGTGGGGGGAAAAGCGGCAGCTATGAGTGGAGCGTAAGGCATCATTTCACGCTGCCGCATATTTTCAAAAAAAGCATGTATACCATAAAAATGGTATAGTATAACTATAAAAAAAGATATATTATACCATAAATATGGTATTATACCATATTTATGGGATACCTTTTTCGAATTTTGACTTGACAAAATTCGAAAAATATGCTATAATAACGTTTTATAAAAAAATAAGGCTTCGCCTTATAGCGAAGCCAAAGGACTTAATAACTATTAAGTCCATTGGCTTCGCATTGAGCGAAGCCTGCTTACCCCGAAAGGTTTTTGGGACCTTTCGGGAGCAGGCTTCGCAATACAAGTCATTAGGAAGGTACTTCAGTACCTTCCTGATGACTTGGTAAAGAGCCAAAGAAGTTGCTGTAATCCTCCGCAACTTCTTTGGCTTGATAAGAGGATTTTTAGAAAAAAAATGTTAAGTGATTCAGAAAATCTTAAAAAACTTCCTAGTCCAAAAAAGAAAAGGAAGGCAGAAAAAGGTGTCAAACACTGGTACTCCGATGCAGAGAAGCTCGAAGCTGTGAAGCTCTGGATGGTAGTAGGTAACCTTCCTACCGTAGCTGCTTCCCTTGGTATCCCATTCGATACCGTCAAGACATGGAGATACTCCAAGTGGTGGAACGATCTTGTAATCGAACTCCGTACCGAAAACACTATCAAGCTGTCCAACAGGCTTAAGAAGATTGCCGAGAAGGCACTGGACGTCACCATGGACAGGCTGGAGAATGGTGACTGGATCTATGACCAGAAAACAGGGGAAATGAAACGTAAACCAGTAGTCATGAGAGACGCCATGAACGTTGCTGCTGGATTACTAGATAGGCAAGCCAAGCTTGATGACAAACCACAAGACGAAGCTGCAAAGCAGCAGATTCAGGACCGCTTGACTGCTCTTGCTGATGCCTTCGCCAAAATGGCTAACAAGACCAGGGTGTTAGAAGTAACTGACGTAACCCCAAAGATGTTAGAACATACTAAACAGGAGTAATTCTTAAAAATGCCATTCCAGAAAAACGGTAAGCGTGATTATAAGCGTGAACATGAATGGGAATTGAAGAAAGCCAAACACCGGCTCAAGGACCGGGTGCAGCGTGTCCTTGCTCGCAGGGAAATGGAAAAAGCCGGGAAAGTACGCAAAGGAGACAACAAACAGGTTGATCATATCCTGCCTATCATCTATGGTGGCGGTAATTCTATGTCCAATCTACGGGCAGTGTCTGATAAAACAAACCTTCGTAAAGAAGCATTAAGGAAACAGAGAGCTAGCCGATGAGCCCCCTTGAAATACTGGCAAGGCGTTATGATGCCCAAATGGCAATGCCCCGTGAGGAAGAATTACGTTTCCTCAACGATCCCAAATATAAGGCACAGAAAATCTACAACGTCTATGCCAGGGAGTTTGTAGATCCTGCTGGCCGTATTCCGATGTATGGTTCAGTTCCTGCAACCGGGAATCCTTTCGTGCAGGGATTTACCAAAACCTATTACTACAAGCCACCCACTGGTAATCCATATGAGGATAGGGCTGCTGCCTTCGTAAATCCACTGGAAAAGGGTGCAGAAACCATGTTCATCAATCTTGGAGATGATTCAATGGATCCGGGATTGAGGGATCTGCATGAAGCTGATCACCTTTGGAACGTTCGTGGGCAGCGCGCTGGTGTACAGAGAGACCGGGAATTTGCCAAGCGTGCTGGAATTCCTACTGGAGAATTCGTAGCCAGGTATCTTAAGGTACTCCCATATCTAAGGCAGAAATACCCTGAACTGAATACTATTGGATATGGACATGAGAATACGATAAAAAGCAAGGAACTGGAAAACGATCCATATACGCAATTCAATGAAATCATGGCTACCCTTGTAGGACTGGAAATGAAAAATGGGGTTGATCTTACGAAAGATCCTGTTTTACAGGAAACATTGTTCAATCCTCGTACAGCAGAAGCATACAAATCACTCACAGGTTGGAGATCAACCAGATGGGATGCAAGAGATCCTGAACCTATGAAATGGAGACCTGAATTGGTTTCCGATATTTACAAAAGTTTGGTGAAATAATATGCCAAAAGCAATGGAAGAAAAACTCAAGAAAGAAGCAAAGAAAAAGGGACTCAAAGGAGAAAGAGCCGACGCATACGTGTATGGCACTTTGCGTAAAACTGGTTGGAAGCCACAAAGAGAGCGTAAGTCCCGGTGAAACTTACTGCTGACATAGTCGCAGGTTTCGTAGGCTCTGTACTATCAAAACGATTCGATAATGCAACCGCAATCCCTGAATTTCATCGTGAAATCTGGGAAATGGCTTGCTCGGAGCACAAGAACGTAGCTATTGGTGCTCCACGAGGCCATGCAAAAAGTACTGCTGGAACTTTGTCGTATGGCCTTGCTGAACTCCTTTTCAGGTCTTCCAAATTTTGTCTAATCGTTTCCGACACTGAGGCACAGGCAGCGATGTTCCTCGGTGCTATGAAGGCAGAGATAACCGAAAACGAAGATCTGATCGAGTTGTTCGGAATCAAGAAGAACGAGAAAGGAGAAGTAAAACTAGTAAAAGACACGGAAACAGACATGATCGTGGAAATGAGCGATGGATACATGTTCCGTGTCATTGCAAAGGGTGCTGAACAGAAACTCCGTGGTCTGAACTGGAACGGCACCCGCCCTGATTTGATAATTGTGGACGATCTTGAGAACGACGAACTGGTAATGAACCAGGATCGCCGTGAAAAACTCCGTAGATGGTTCATGGGTGCTCTGATGCCCTGCCGCTCTCCAACAGGGAAACTTAGAATGTGGGGAACGGTTCTTCATCATGATAGCCAATTGAACCGCCTATTGCCACGTGACAGTGATAAATTCGTCAAACATTCTCCACTAAAGACCTGGATAGAGTGGCCAGATAAGCGCGTGAGAGGCTGGTATTCGGTGAAATACCGTGCCCATGATGAAGAAATGAAGCATTTCCTTTGGGAGGAGCGTTTTCCAAAGGAATACTGGGTAGCAGAGAAAGAGAAATATGCCAGTGATGGTGCTCTTGATCTGTATTCTCAGGAGTATCTGAACAATCCAATTGATGAATCTGTTGCATATTTCAAGCGTGGAGACCTTCTTCCGATGACGGAAGAGGATTACAAGAAGCCGGTAGTCTATTATTGCACGGTGGACTTGGCAATTTCTACTGAAACAAGAGCTGACTGGACCGTATTTTGTATTGCTGGCGTTGATGAAAACAAAATTCTGCACATCAAAAACATCATACGCGAGCGGATGGATGGCAGAGAGATCGTAGATACGCTGCTTAATCTGCATAAAATCTACGATTTTGCGGCAGTTGGCATAGAAGAAATGATGATCTCCAAGGCAATTGGTCCATTTCTTCGTGAAGAGATGCAGCGTCAAGGCATCTATCCACCAATAGTCCAGCTTAAACACAAAGGGAAAGACAAAGTTCAGCGTGCTCGTGTGATTCAGGCACGGATGCGAGCCAAGACAGTCAAATTCGACAAGAAATCTGACTGGTATAACTTATTGGAAGAAGAACTTGTCATTTTTCCAAGGGGAAGACATGATGACCAGGTGGACGCATTGGCGTGGCTTGGCATGCTTCTTGACTACATTACTGAAGCACCGACACAGGAAGAAATAGAGGAAGAAGAATATAACGATGAACTACAGCGATCAGGTCTCACCATATCAGGAAGGTCAGCAATCACAGGATATTAAGCTTCTTTCTCTTATCGAGGAAGACAACCTCGCAGAAAAAATTGACGAGGATAAGCTAAGAAAGATTGGCATGGATGCCAAATTGGGCTTTGATGCTGATGAAACCTCACGTAAACTGTGGCTGGATGAGACACAGGAATGGATGACACTGGCAAAACAGACTCGGGAAGAGAAAACATGGCCTTGGGTTGGTGCCTCTAACGTCAAATATCCCTTGATTTCCACTGCTTCAATGCAGTTTTCTGCCAGGGCTTATCCATCCTTGGTGCCCAGCGACGGTAACATTGTCAAAGTCAAAATCATCGGTAAAGATCCTGATGGACAAAAAGCAGCAAAAGCAGACCGTGTCTCCAAATACATGTCTTGGCAGTTGATGTATGATATGCCAAGGTGGGAAGAAGACATGGACCGGCTTCTCATGATGCTTGCCATCACTGGTGTTGTATTCAAAAAGATCTACTATAGCAAGGAAAAAGACAAAATTGTCTCTGAACTCGTGTATCCAGAGAACTTTGTGGTAGATTACTGGGCACAGGATCTGGAAACTGCTGAACGGTTCTCCGAAATCCTATACATTCATGAACGAGTTCTCAAGGAAAAACAGAAATCTGGCGAATATCTGGACATTGATCTTGGATCTCCACCAGTCACAGAGAAACCTCTGAACAAACCAGATGGTGTTATGCCAGAATCTCTGGTTCCTTACAAGATCATTCAGCAGGGAACTTGGCTTGATCTTGATGATGATGGAATTAAGGAGCCTTATACAGTAACTTTCCACTATGAATCCAGCAAAGTTCTGCGAATAGTTCCTCGATTCCTTCCAAAGGATATCGTTACTAATGATAAAGGGGAAATTGTACGCATTAATGCCATGTGCAATTACATAAAATTCCCCTTTATCCCGAATCCAGATGGAAGTTTCTATGATCTTGGATTTGGACACCTTCTTGGTCCACTGAATGAGTCAGTAAATACCCTAATCAACCAGCTTGTAGACTCTGGTACACTGGCAAACCTGCAAGCTGGTTTCGTTGGCAAGGGACTAAGGCTCAAAATGGGGTCTTCTCCTTTGCAGCCGGGGGAATGGCGGGCAGTAAATGCTGCTGCCGATGACCTTCGTAAGCAGATGGTCCCAATTCCATCAAAAGAGCCTTCAAGTGTGCTATACCAACTTCTTGGTATGCTTATAACTAGTGGGAAGGAACTGGCATCCGTGGCAGAAATCTTCGTAGGCAAGATGCCAGGGCAGAATACTCCTGCAACCACTACGATGGCATCTATCGAGCAGGGTATGAAGGTATTTACTGCCATCTACAAGAGGATTTATCGGGCTCTTGACAAGGAATTCAAGAAGATTTTCTACCTGAATAGCGAGTATCTGGACGAGAAAACATATATTGCCGTTCTGGATGATCCAGTAAATCCAGACGATTTCAACAAGGATCTGTATGATATCTGTCCTGCGGCAGATCCAAATGCTTCTTCACAACAGGAGAAACTACAGAAAGCAGTTGCTCTACTCGATCTGCTGCCAATTGGTACCATTGATCCTGTTGAGGTAACTAAAAGGATCTTGCAGGCTCAGGAGCAGCCAAATTGGGAAAAACTTATCCCTGGTCTGGCAGAGACTGGCTCTCCACAAATTCAGCAAAAACCTGATCCAAAGATGCTTGAGATGCAGATGAAGATGCAGGCAGAACAGGCCAAGAGCCAGATGGATATCGCTGCAAAACAGAAGCAGGCGGAACTCGATCAAAGAAGTAAAGAAGCCGAATTGGCAATGAAGCGACAAGAACATGCCATCGATCTACAGAAGAAGATCATGGATGCAAGACTTCAGGCAGAGGCTGCAAGACATAAACAGTTAATATTCATGAGAGATGCCCAAAACAAGATGGCTCTAAAAGATGCACAGCATCAACAGCAACTGCAACAACTTAAGGAGAAATCAACATTAGCACCGAAAAAACCGAGTGGCTCGAATGGGAAAGGCACCCAATAACAGCAGCAATAAAAAAAGAATTCCTATCAAGAATTGAGTTATTTACTCAACGATTGATAGAAGAGGCAGGAAAAGATCCTGCAACTGATGCAAGAATAGCTGGGCTTATTCAAGGATATAAAGACTTTGTTTATGCTCAGTTGGAAGATATAGAAACGGAGGTATGATGCTAGAACCTTGTGGATATAGAATCCTTGTAAAAACCAAGAGTATTACAGAAGTAGATCCAGTCTTCAGTAAAGCAAAAAAATCAGGTATCGTAATTCCGGAAGAGCATGGAGATATCATGAAACAGCAGCTTGCAATTGATCGTGGAGAAGTTCTGGCAATTGGACCTTATGCTTTCCATGATCTTGGCGGTGCAGAAGCGAATAAAGTCAAAGTTGGATCTACAGTAATTTTTGCAAAGTATGCAGGAAAAGTTGTAGAACATAATGGCCAACGTTATGTGTTACTAAATGACGAAGACGTTGTGGCAGTAATCAATGGAGAGCAACAATGAGTGAAGAACTAAAAGTTGAAGTACAACCAGAAGTAAAAGAAGAAGTAAAGCAGGAACCTGAAGCAGAACAAACTCAACAATCAGAATCTGACATTCCTGATGTTGAGTCTCAGGCACGAGAGCTTGGATGGAAACCTAAAGAAGAATTCTATGCCGATCCGAAGAATAAAAATAAACCTTGGCGAACGGCAGAGGATTTTCTTGATAGGAAATCTTTCTTTGACAAAATCGAAAGTCAAGCTCATAAAATTGACAGCCAGGCAAGAGAAATTCGTGAACTCAAAAAGGGAATGCAGGCAATGGCGGAGCATAACCGCCGCATTGGTCAACTGGCTTATGAAAAGGCTTTGCGTGAACTAAAAGAAGAACGAGATCGCGCCATTGAGGAACAGGATCTCAAGAAAGTCGAGGAAATCCGAGACAAGATGGAGAACCTGAAAGAGAATCAGCGGCGAATCGAGTTGGAGGCTCTTAAAGAACAACAAACAAAACAAGAGCCAAATGAACAATTTGCCAAATGGGTAGAGCAGAATAAATGGTATACCCAGGACAATGACATGAGAGTGTTTGCCGATGGTTATGCAATGCACCTTTGGAATTCTGGTATCCGTGATCCAGAGGAAGCACTGCCAATGGTAGAGAAAAAGGTCAAAGAAATGTTTCCTAACAAATTCAGGAATCCAAACAAAGATCGTGCTCCTACTATCGAGGGCGGTTCCAGAAAAGATGTAAAGAAATCAGATAACTTTACCTTAACAGAAGAAGAGGAAAAGATCCTCAATACAATGCTCCGAGCAGGAGCCCCAATTACTCGGGAAGAGTATATCAAGCAGTTAAAAACATATAGGGGATAATATGGAAAAAGATATTGCGCCCAAAGAGCCAAGAGGCCGAAAAGTTCGTCAACGAGTTGGAGTCAAAGATCGACTCATGATTATTAATAAAGATCCTAGTAAGGTATATCGGTTAGTAAATGCAGATCCTGCTCGCATTTATCAAATGCAACAGCTTGGTTATGAAATCGAGCAGATCGCAAACCATGTACCTCAAGGATTACGTGCTTCACTTTCTACGACTACTGATAATTCTATTCCTGTTGGTGGGGGGCAGACCCAAGTCCTCATGAGCACACCAAAAGAGCTATATGAAGAGGGCCAGCAGGAAAAGGAACAGACAGTTAAGGAAATTGAGGCCGGACTTAAGCCAAAAGCTTCAGAAGGCCAATATGGTTCCATTAAAATTGAAAACAAGGGATGAGCTATTGGCCGAGAAGCTTCCATGATTTTAGGAGGTTTTAATGGCAAACGTAAGTCGTCCAACTGGGTTTCGCCCAGTTCGATTCCTTTCTGGTGCGCCTTATAATGGTAAAGTAAATCTATACTTCATTCCAGCATCAGATTCAACTGCTATGGCAGTTGGTGATCTTGTTGATCTGGCAGGAAGTGCAGATTCTAACGGCGTTCCAACCATTGCACGCGCAACAGCGGTCAATGGCCCATTCCTTGGTGCTATTGTAGGTTTTCTTCCTTCAGGCACTAACCCTGTAGACGGTGTTCTTGGTACAGGAACGGCAGATCTTTCTCTGTCCGGTTTCCGTCAAGCTTCTACTGCTCGTTATGCACTTGTTGCCGATGATCCAGATCTTATCTTTGTGGCTCAGGCAAGTGGTGCCTTCGCTGTAGCAGATACCGGTCTAAATGCCAGTGTTTCACTTGGCACTGCTGCTTCAAATGGCGGCGCTGGCATGTCTAACATGCAAGTAGATATGTCAACGAAAGCAACAACTGCCACACTTGGTCTGCATATTCTTGGTGCAGTTCGTAGTGTCGAAAACGATCTGAATGACACTTCAAACCTAAAACTTGAAGTCATGATCAATCAGCATCGTCTAGGCAAGGGTGTTGCCGGTGTATAATGGAGGATAACCTATGGCTCTAATTACTACTGGCAATTTTGCAAAAGCGCTATGGCCTGGTGTAAATGCCTGGTACGGAAAAGCGTATAATGAATACCCTGTCGAGTATGATAAACTCTTCGATAAATTTACGTCTCGGCGTAATTTTGAAGAAGATGTTGGTGTATCGTCATTTGGTCTGGCTATCCAGAAAGCCGAAGGTGCACCAGTATCATATGACTCAGAGCGTCAGGGATTCATTACTCGGTATACGCATGTCGTGTATGCCCTTGGCTTCTCGGTTTCTCGTGAGGCTATGGAAGATGACATGTATGACATCATTGCACAGCGGCGTGCTCAAGGTCTTGCATTCTCAATGCGCCAGACCAAGGAAGTTGTTGGTGCAAATGTCTATAACCGTGCATTCAATCCATCTTATCCTGGCGGCGATGGCGTTTCTCTGATCAACACCGCACATCCAAATGTGGCGGGCGGCACTCAATCAAACCGTCTCTCAGTTGACTCGGATCTTTCCGAGGCAGCTCTTGAGCAAGCTTGCATTGATATTCAGGGATTCCGTAATGACCGTGGTCTACTGATCGCTCTTCGCCCGACGTCACTTATCATTCCCTATACCCTAGAGTTCGAGGCTCATCGTATTCTAAAATCAGTTGGCCGTACTGGTACTGATCTGAACGATCCCAATGCTCTGAAAGAGATGGGGATGATCAAGAATATCGTGGTAAGCCACTTCCTGACTGACACGGACGCCTGGTTCCTTCGTACCAATGCCCCGCATGGTATGAAGTACTTCGAGCGTCGTGCCGATGAATTTACTACCGACAATGACTTTGATACTGAGAATGCCAAGTTCAAAGCCACGGCTCGTTATTCATTCGGCTGGTCAGACTGGCGCGGTCTATACGGCTCACCAGGTGCGTAATAAAACAGGGGGATAACTTCCCCCTGTTTTGAGGAGTCGATATGCCACTCACAGTTAATATCTCATATCCAAAAGTTAGAGATGTTTATACCAAGGTAATACCAATCCTACGTACTGATAACGCGACAGTAAAATGCGTATTGCCAAAAAATGCGGTTATTACTCAAGTAATGGTAAACCAGACATCAAACGCAGTTACTGGAGCGGGCTCATTCAGTCTAGGATGGAGTGGTAGTGCAAATGCACTGATTAATGCATTTTCTATGGCAACTACCAAAGTTGGTTTGGTTGCTCCGGGAACTGCGGTTGGTGCGTCTGTTGGTACCCAACTTACCGAAGATAAACAGATCATTTCAACCTATACGGTTGGAACATCCACCGCTGGCGGCGAGGGCTATGTACTCATCGAGTACTTCGTCCCAGGCTCTGGCGAAGGTATGTATGACTAATTAGGGATGGGGGGATTATTCCCCCCTCTCTTCCAAAGGAAGATAAATGCGTTCTAAATCAGTCACATTATCTGCTGTTGGTGTTTCCAACTGGATTCCAGTCAATTGGAAACAGCGACCAGTGAATATTGGTGTAGCTGTTGATTTCAGTTCCGGTGCATCTGGAATTACTTACGAAGTACAGCATACATTCGATGATCTTGGAAAAAAGACCCCAATTACAAGTATTTCAAGATCTGGAAATACTGTTACTGTCGTTTTTGCCAGTGACCATCTTGTAAATGCAAATGATTCCATTGTAGTAGAGGGATCAGGAATTAGTGGAGCAGATGGAGTATTTCCTGTTGCTTCTGTTGTAAACAGCACCACTCTTACTTATACTACGTCAACTTCAGGAACTGCTACTGGCAATACAGACACACGAGTAACTTTACTTCGTGTATTCCCACATGAATTTCTCACAAATAAAACAGTAACAGATGACGGTAACTATGCTTTTCCTATTACTGCGGTTAGACTGTCTGTTTCAGCATTAACTGCTGGCGCAGCCACACTAACTGTAATTCAAAGCGGAGCTTAATATGCTATTGAAACGAGTCTATGAAGACGGCCGTTGCACCAAAGTAGAGATTAAACATACTGGTTTCGATAGAGAACAGAATTTCTCTACCAGACTTGTTTCTGGTGCAATGGCCGAAGGCTGGATGCGAATGGATGATAAGCACATTTATATAAAAACTACGGAAGAGGAACTTGTTTACAAAATAAACAAGCGTCCTGGCTACTATTGTTGCTTTGATGATAAATATTTTGAATCTGTAGATATGGTCAAAGCATGGGTTGAATCTAATTATAAAGGTAAAGAATCTCCAGATCCACAGAACCCGCTTGGGTATAAGAAACTAAATCATTATGAGTGTGTTCTTGAAGCGCACCAGCATGAAAAATATAAAGCAAACAAAAAGGACAATTCTCCCGGATTTATGAAAAAACTGAAGGAAATGATTTATGGCTAACATGGTCATGAATATTGCCCTTGGGCGTGTAGCGGAACTGTATAATCGTGTGGATACAAATGATCCTGCAAACTCAGTATTAGTAGTTATTGCATGGAACGCATCTGCATCTGATGCTACTATTAAAGACGTGGATACTGTAGCTGCGTTGGAAGCAACATCAGGAGTGGATGAAGTTACTAATACCGGTTATGCGCGCAAAATCTTATCTGATGCAGATCTTGTTGCATTTGCTCCAGATGATGTTAATGATCGTGTCGATCTTGATATTCCAGATCAGACTTGGACAGGAGTAGCAGCAGGAACAAACTGGACAGATCTTGCAATTTGTTACGATAATGATTCTACTTCTGGAACAGATGCCAACATCATTCCTCTGACCTGGCATGATTTCGTAGTCACACCTGACGGATCGGATATTACAGCACAAATTGCCGCTGCCGGTTTCTACAGGGCACAATAATGAAAAAAACCATTTTGGTAATCCATAATTTAGTTTCGTTATCTATATTTGTAATTTTATTAACATCGTTCTCAGTTGCGTTTGCTGGAGATGTACGAGCATGTCATGTAAATCCTGATGACATTATGAGGAACGCTGATGGAACTATCAAAAGGAGTCAAACAGCAAAGCACAAGTTCATGAAGGAGCACCCATGTCCATCTACTGGCCTTACTACTGGCTCGTGTACAGGGTGGTATATTGACCACGTCATCCCTCTGGCTTGCGGCGGGTGTGACGACACTGTCAACATGCAGTGGCTCCCTGAGGCCATGTGGAAGGACAAGAGCAAGTGGGAACGCAAAGTCTACTGTGGAGGGTTATGAACCATGAAGAAGTCTCTCCTGATTCTGAATGACTTGGTGATCGCAATCGTAGTCGAGATTATCTCGTGGCCTCTGGCGCTCTTGGTTCCAATCGTGGCACTCTTTGCCAAGTGGGACGACAAGCCGACGACTTGGACCGGAGGTGCGGACGACTACGAACACCCTGCTATCCGTGGCGACCTGCCTCGGTGGGCATACATCTGGGGGACTCCTGACGAGCGGCTGCCAGGTGACGTTCGTATGCCGCAGACGCGCGAAGTGCTCGAATGGGCAACCAACAAGTTCGGAGACAAGGTTGGCCGCTACCTGACGAGCGTCTGGTGGCTTTGGCGCAACCGCATGTATGGCCTCTCGTGGGTCACCAGCGCACGACCGAGCGACGGAGAGTTTGACAAGCCGCAGACGCCCGGGCTTGTGTGGCGCGAGAGCGAAGGCATCTGGCGGTGGTGGAACAGGTTCGGTCCTGTTGAACTTCAGGCTGGGTGGAAGCCACATAGGGCAGACGAGAAGGCGCACACGCAATATGGCCCGTTCGTGGTGATCAGGTACGTATCGGTAAGGAAGGCAAAGTAAATAATGGCTCTCAACGTAGACATACCGTTCGCCACCCGCCACACTGGAACTTATGATCTGCAAATCATTGATGACAAGTATCTTGATAATATCGTATGACAACACGAACTGACAATTTTAATCGTGCGAACGAAACACCACTGGCTTCTCCGTGGAGCACTTGCTTCGGGGGTGGTGTGCGTCTGGTGTCAAACGCCGTCACCAATGTAGCTAATACTGAATCTGGAAGCTACTACTCCGACACGTGGGGCGCAGATCAGGAGTCGATGGCTACCGTCGGCAACCTGTCGCCTAACACCAACTATGCGGAACTTCTTGTCCGCGCCGACGGAAGCGGGAACGCATTCGCGCTGACCACTGACGGACAGTCCGGGGCGGGACACACAGAATTCGCCCGGTGGAATGCAGGGACTTACACATCCCTTGGTGGAGTAGCAACGACCTTCGCAAACGGCGACAAGATGCGCCTCACTGTCAGCGGGTCGTCTGGCTCGATCACGCTGACCGCATATAAGGACTCAGGCAGCGGGTGGGTGCAGGTCGGCCAGATCACAGGCCAGACTGGGCCAAACAGCGGAGCGCCCGGCGTCGGCGCTTACGGACTCGCCACGGTGGACGACTGGACCGGCACGGATGGCGCGGCCTCCACGACACTCGACCAGAAGGTCTACCGCTACTTCAATGACGACGGCAGCGAGAGCGGGAGCACGGCGATGGCCTCACAGAATACAGATGTAACCGTGTCTCCAGGAGGCGTCTTCCGAATCCGTTTTGGAATTCAGGCAACTGGTGACCCAACTGGAAAACAATTCCGCCTCGAATACGACAACGTGGGCGGATCGAACTGGAGACAGGTACCCTAATGTTTCATACAGTTTCACGGGTAGCAGAAAGCTCGACTAGTACAGGCACCGGCGACTTCACGCTCGCTGGAGCGCTGGCTGGGCACATCCGCGCGAACCAGATTCCGAATATCACGGTCAACGACTTCTTCGACTACCTGATCGAGTCAGTCGATGCAAACGGTGTTCCGAACGGTGCTTGGGAAGTTGGTATCGGCACCTATAGCGCAGCGAACACACTCTCTCGCACCATTGTCACCGAGTCGAGCAACAGCGGATCGCTTGTCAACTTCGGCGCGGGCACGAAGTACGTTTACCTGAGCCCCATCGCTCTGCGGTTCGGCCTAAACCGTAGCAGGTGGGCGTTTTACGAGACGGATTTCCTCGGTCCGGCAGGCGCGGCTACGCTAGAAGCGGCGTCGATGATCTGGGACGTGGCACTCATCGGCGCTGGCACTCAGGTCAAGGTCGCTGGCACCGCAGGGCACCCCGGACAGTGGAGACCTTCATCTTCCACGACTGCGAACAGCGGCGCATACGTGCTTACTGATACGACCGCTTTCTCCATCGAGGGTGGAGAGGTCAGCGAATTCATCATCAACCCGCAAACGAACACAAATACCACGATCCGTGCGGGGCACCACAACGCGACAACCGCGACCGCGCCGACCAACGGCGTGTTCTTCGAGATCGTTGCTGGAGCGGTTACAGGAATCTGCCGCAATGCTGGCACTCAGACAGCGACAGCGACGCTCGCAACGCTATCGACTGCGACGTGGTACAGGCTGAGATACCGCGTCAACCTTGCCAAGACAGAAGCTCTGTTCCAAGTCTTCAGTGAGTCTGGAACGCTGCTCGGCTCCGGCACCGTGACGACGAACATACCTACGGCTGCCAACACAATGGGTCATGGGTTGATCGCCACTAACAGCGGCACGACCGCCGTTGCGCTCGTGATCGTGGACTATATGTCCCTCGCGTCTCTCCGTCGCCTGACGAGGTAATAGAATGCAGTGGCGCGTATACGGGCGGCTTCCGTATGCGCCCGGCCTGAAACCTCCATTAGAGGCGGAGGTTCACCTCGTCGATTCGACGTTCATCGCTGCTGGTGCTTCGACGAGCACGACGCAGCGGCTGACGGGGCTCACCGGCACCTTCACCGCTGGCCGGATCAGTGACGACACGAATCCGCTACCAAGCATCGACATCGGCAACAACGGCAACACCGAGGTCGAGTTCTGTGTCAAAATCTCAACCTCGGTAGCCAATGGCACCCAGTTTAAGTTCCGCATTACGGACAATGGGACGCCACTAGATACCTATACTGTTACACCTAACGTTACAGTTAATACAGGTGGAGGTCATATAGTATCGGTAGGGCAAGTAACAGAAACAGATTCTGTTTTTGCCATATCGAAAATAAAGACAAAAGCAGTAAATCAGGCTTCAGAGACAGATACTGCTCAGTCAATAACAAGATTAAAAACAAGAGTAGTAGGTCAAGTTTCAGAAACGGATGCAGCATTTGCTGTATCCAAAATCAAGACAAAACTTGTAGGACAAACTTCAGAAGCAGATCTTGCCCAACCAATTTCTTTTGGTGGAGCAAAGATAATAACAGTAAATCAAGTAACAGAAACTGATACTGCATTTGCTGTATCAAAGATAAAGTTAAAATCCATTTCTCAAACTAATGAGACTGATACTGCAAATGCAATTACAGTTCATAGTGTAAAAATCAGAATAGTAAACCAAGTTACTGAAACGGATACTGCAAATTCAGTATTCAAATTAAAGTTAAAAGTACTAACACAGATTACAGAAGTAGATACAGCAAATCCAATCAATTGGAATCCAAAGAAAAGATTGGTATTGTCTGTAACAGAAATTGATACAGCTAATCCTATTTCTACAGGATTAATAGAAAGTAAAAGTGGGGTTTCTGTAAAATTTATTGACGGTGTGTCACTACCAGATGGGGTAACACAAGGAAAACATGTCAGTTTGGATGATTAAATGGACTTTACAAATATAATAATCTTGGGACTAACTACAGGACTTGGTGTTCTTGGGTTTCTGGTCAAATCTCTTTATTACAATATGAGAGAAAATATGGTAGAACAACGAAATGAACTTAAAAAAATTGAGAATGAACTTCAACAAGTAAAAGTAGATTATGTTCATAAATCTGATTTAATTGCTATAAAAAATGAAATTATGGCAAGATTCGATAAATTTGAGGATAGACTTGAAGCCTTAAGAAAATGAAAGATTACTATAAACCTGGTACATGGAATGTAGTTTGTCCAGTCTGTGGGCAGAGATTCAAATCTGATGAAATGAAGAAAAGATGGGATGGTTTATGGGTATGCCGCTACGACTGGGAACCACGTCATCCGCAGGATTTGATAAAAATCAAAGCAGAAGAAACGAACAAAGTTGCGTTTTCTTATCATGAAACTGAAGCAGATGTTTCTCCATCATGGTCTATTCCATTTGAATCAGTTCCACCTGGTACATTTGACAACGGATTGTAAAATATGGCAACACTAACTCTTAGGCTTATAAAAGGAAGTACACTAACCTTCAGTGAAACTGACAATAACTTCACTGCTTTGAACAATGAAAAAATAGAAAGGGACGGCTCCATTCCCTTTACTGGAGCACAACCTTTTGTTGCAGGTACTGTTTCTGCACCTGGAATTACAATAGTTGGTGATACCAATACTGGTGTCTATTCTCCAGCAGCAGATCAGCTTGCAATTACTTGTGGCGGCACACAAAGAGGTCTTTTCTCCTCTTCAGGTCTAACAGTAACGGGTACTATCTCTGGAACTCTTTCTGGAGATGGATCTGCAATAACTAATCTTAATGCTAGCAACATTTCATCTGGAACGCTATCAGATGCTCGCCTAAGCAGCAATGTACCTCTAAAAAACGCTGCAAACACGTTCACTGCAAGCCAGTCTATCACCGGAAGCAGCGGAATTGCGCTTACAGTCAGCGGAGTAGCCACACAATACGCAGCATCGTTTAACGGTGGAACTGCTGGCTCTGGTAATCTTAGTGGCATAGATGTATACGGTTCAACAAATGGATACATAGTTAGCTCGTTCAGAAATACGCACGCGAGCGGATTCACTGCTATTGAAGTACATGGGGCGAATGGGGCCTCAAGTGCATTCGTTGCGGCCCACCCAACAAAGGCCGTCTTCGGGTCAAACACGAATACCCCGACTGAAATCTGGACAAACAACACGCCACGTGTTGCGGTTTCACAGAACGGTAACGTCACGATTGCTGCGCCAGTATCAGGCACAGCACTAGCAGCTAATGGACGGGCTCTCACTACTCCAGTAAACGTTGCATTTAGTGCTACACCGACATTTGATAGCAGCCAGTCGAACACGATCTACTTCGGTACGATGACTGCCAATGTCACTTCGATGACGATCACGAACGCTGTGGATGGTGCCCAGTTGCAGATCCGGTTTGTGCAGGATGCTACCGGTGGGCGTACTGTGACACTGCCAAGCAACGTACAGGTCAGTGGCTCTCTCAACACCGCTGCAAATGCAGTAACGTGGCTTGTGTTGACTTATGTGTCTTCCGCATCGCGTTGGGAAGGCACTTGGACTCGGGTGAGCTAAGATGTTTAGTAGGCCGATGTTCATGAGTGGAGGAATCGTGAATCCACTTCCAGGAGTGACTTTAAGTTATATTCACAGTCCGACGGCCTCGTCAAGACTTCGGATCAGCACTGACGGATGGGTCCGGCACGCCACCACTACAGGCACTACTCAGGTACATCAGTGGCATACTGGCGGTGGAGACACGTCTCTTTTTGTCCGCTTCACTCTCATTAGTGGAGATACTCCAAACGTCGGAACCCTGAATACGTGGCAACAACTAAATGCAGACCGAGATATTGGATATTCGGTCTCATCTACCGGAATTGCAAGTGGTGTCATTAAAGTAGAAATAGCTACGGATTCGGGAGGAACTAATATCATCTCGACAAGTTCACCAAACTACACTGTTTCGGCTGAGGTACCATAATGCCTACTTCCAATTCTTATGACTGGACGTCATCAAGAGATTCAATAATCTCTGCTGCCTTTAGAAAAATAGGGGCATTAGGAGATTATGAAACAATTGATAGTACCAGATTGAATATAGGTATTGCCGCACTGAATCCCATGATAAAGGCATTAGCAGCACAAGGAATGCCTCTTTGGGCAATTTCTGAAAAATACATTGCAATGTCTAACTGGGCTTCAAATCCATCAGTAACCATTGGTCCCGGAGCCACGATAAATCAGGTAGATAAACCTCTAAAAATTCTACAGGCAGTTCGTAGGGATAACTCTGTCACTAGTCAACCATTGGATGTTCCTCTTGAGATCACTACTTATGAGGATTATCAGGCACTGTCATCAAAGAGAGCGTCTGGGGCACCGATAAAACTATTCTATCTTCCTGGTGCATATAGTGGGACAATTTCTCTATGGCCGATGCCAGACTATTTCTGGCAAACGAACGGGCAATTATATATCAGGTATCATCGTCAATTTCAGGACTTCGATTCCAGCAGCGATGAGCCAGACTTTCCTGTTGAATGGCACGAAGCACTTATTTATCAACTTGCATCGAGGCTTGCTCCAGAATATGGATTGTCATTGAATGAACGAATTGTTCTGAAAAAAGAAGCAGATTCTATTCTAGAGGCTGCATTATCTTTTGGAACGGAAGAGGGATCATTTTTCATTACTCCTGCACGACGTAGGTAAGCATGGCTTTTACTGATACTCCAGAATCTTCCACACACCATGTCAAAGCTCTGCCAATCATTGGCGGGCAAACTATTGCTGGAGATGTTGG